TTATAAATAGATGCTCTTATGATTTACATCTATCTAAATTTATTAATAAATGTTATAAATATAATATAAAATTGTATTTTAAAGATGACAATGATAATTTATTTTGTTTCTTGAATGATAAAAATGTCGTTTCTCAAATTATACAATTAAAAAATAAATATGTATTGGACCATATAAAAAAATTATCGATATTAATTAATAAAAATGAGGATATTTCAACTGATGAATATGTGTCATTAAATAATAACTGTATAAACTCTAACAAAAAAATATTAGATTCTCTAAACAAATTAATTGAACTTACTGATATTATATATCAATATAGATTGCTAGAACTTGAACCCATAACAATTTATCAAGATATTGACGCAAATAGTGAGTATAATAATCTAGTTAGTTTGAGTAATTTATTTAGTAAGTCGGAATATTCAAATAATGGTGTTATTATTATCGATCAATACAGTTCCTAACATAATCAAAATATATATAAATTATGAGTTATTTTTATAATATTATTATTGATTTGTATAATATTATAATGATTGTAATTGGTATCGATTTAGGAACGAGCAATTCAACTCTCAGCTATTTTGATAAAAATAATCGATTTAATATTATTAAAGATAATGGTTCCCATAATATCGCATCCATTATCACATTCACTAAACATGGAAACATCTTCGGTAATAAAGCAAAAAATATCAAAGATAATAATATTTTCATCTCAAATATTAAACGATTAATTGGCTACAAATATGTTGATCTCGACGAATCTTATTATTCACAAATCATTAATGGTTCCGACCTTAATATCATTGATAATAATGGAAATATTGGTATTTGTATTAATGAGAATGTTTATTCTCCCGATGAACTTATGATGTATTTTTTAAATTATCTAAAAACACTTATTAATAATGATGTTAATCTATTAGGTGAGCCGTATAAGGTCATTGTTACTGTACCTGCATATTTCAATATACAGCAAAAAGAAGCTATTAATACATGTATTAAATCGGTTGGACTTGATCTTATTAAACTATTGTCTGAACCTGTTAGTGCGTCCATCGCTTATGGCAATTTTATTAACTATGTTAATGATGAAAATATTCTTATATTCGATTTAGGTGGTGGTACCCTCGACTTATCTATTATTAATATTTGTTTGGATGATGGAGAACGCTCTTATGAAGTTAAAGCAACATATGGAAATAATAAATTTGGTGGGTCTGATTTGACTTATATTTTGATTGATTTTATTAAAACCAAATATCCAGACTATGAGCTATCTAATAATAATCTTTTTGAATATATTGATAATCTTAAAATTAAAATGAGCGGTGGAATCGTTCAAGAAACGATTACTATTAATAATCAATCAATCACCATTATTGATGATGAATGGAACTTCTTGGTTGATCTTTGGTTAGCAGAAATTGAATTATCATTAGATACTGTTCTAAATATCGCATCACTAACACCAAATGATATATCACACGTATTATTAGTTGGTGGATCTTCCAAAGTCGCACAAATATCTGAAAAACTTTCTTTATACTTTTCTGGAAAAGAAATAGTCCAGCATTATATGAATGATATTCCTCTCCAAGATATTGCTGTGTCTTACGGTTCCGCTCTTCACGGACAAATATTATTTTCTACTAAAGATCTAATTTTAATAGATGTATGTCCTTTTACTATTGGGATAGAGACGATTAACAATATTATGGTTCCAATAATAGAACGTAATTCTCAAATACCAGTAAGTAGGACCAAACAATTCACCACTGATGAAGATTATATGACTGAAGTTAAAATCAAAATCTATCAAGGCGAAAGCAAATTAACTACCAATAATGTTTTTATAAGTGAATTCACTCTTGGAGGTATTCAAAAAGCAGTCAAAGGTGTTCCCGTCATCAATGTCAATATTTCTATCAATTCAAATGGACTATTATGTATCACTGCTGCTGACCGTAAAAATTTCACACGTAGTGAAATTATTATCACAGCCGATAACTATAAATTATCTGAAGATCAAATAAATAATATTAGAGAAAATATGGAAAAAAATAAAGAAAGTGAAGACATCCTCTTTAATCTTATTGAAAAATATAACCAGTTTATTATTGACTTTGATCGGTTCGTTTATAATCTTGTTATTAATCCTGTCAGCAAATTTCAACCTTCCTATATTGAAAATATTAAAGATGACTTGAAAGACCAACTATTTGAAATTAGTTATGTTATAACATTAGATACATTCAATGACCTAATCTCCTTCGATAAATTTAATTTTTTCTTTGAATCATTATATTCACAAGATGAAATTAATAGTTTTAATAAAAAAAATAAAGACTACAACAATATTCTCGTTTATTTGAAACTATTATTTGAGAATTTAAGGACCTATATGTTTGATAGATATCAAAATTTATTGATGACGTTCGATAATAACTCTTTAGAAGATAAAACATTCGTTAAAGATATTACTCATTCTGAAATTAATGATGATCTTGAAAATGAAAATGAAAATGAAAATTAATATTAAAAATCTTTATATTCTTCTAGTAAAAAATATCAATTTATATTTTATATATAAAATATTATATAATTCTATATTATATATCAATGAACTATTTTAAATATTTAACTCCATCTTATTGGTATTCTTCTGTAAGTCCTGTAATTGAAGAACCAAAAGTTGAAGGTCCTACAGTTGAAGGTCCTAAAGTTGAAGGTCCCGCAGTCGAATGTCCTAAAGTTGAAGAAAGTCTCCCAATATCAGTAGAACAAATTGAAATTGAATTAAAAGATGTGCCATCTAAAGAAGAATTGTCATCTATTGGACTTGTTGAAGAAGAGGTAGAAGAGATCGGAAAAGAAATCGTTCAAAACTATCATAAATCATATGTATATTCATTAAACAATGAATATAAAGTTCCACCTGCTCTTTGCAATTATTTAGATTTACCATATGACATCTCCATGACTCGTAAAAGTCTAACTGCTCTTCTATACCGTAGATTCAAGAAGAACAACTTATTTGATGTAAAAGATAGACGAGTTATTAATGCTGATATTGATTTGAGAGATGCATTATATATGTTATATGATGAAGATCTTACTTTAAACAATCTTCAAGAATATTTAACACGTTCATATTGTATGAATCGTGATTTTGTTTAAATAATATATATATTTAATCTATCTATATATTATTAAAAACAATGCCAGAAGTTGTTGAAATTAAAAAATATTGTGACTTTATAAGAAAAAATATTAGAGGAGATACACTGATAGATGTTAAAATAAAAAATGGAAGATATAAAAAACATGGACCATTTGACGGACTTTCAAAGTTAAAAAAGAAACTTCCAGTAGATTTTATAGACGTTCAGTCCAAAGGTAAATTTATTTATATGACATTTGACAAATCTTTTTTTGTTTTTAACACATTAGGTCTATCAGGTGGATGGGTTTTTAAACGACAAAATGAAGATATATATAGATACCCTGATATGGTAGAATTTTTAAGTGTTAAAGATATTGATAATTATAGATCTAATTCTTTGAAACATCTAAATGTTGAATTTATTTTTACAAATGGAACTTTATATTTTTATGACACGTTAAGTTTTGGCACCTTGAAAGTTATTACAGATGAAAATCTATTAACTAAAAAATTAAAATCAATTGGTCCGGATATTATGGATCCTAATACAACAATAGATATGTTTATAGATGCAATGGAAAAATATGGGGACAAAGAGATCGGAATAAATTTAATGAACCAAAAACTAATTAGTGGAATAGGAAATTATTTGAGGGCTGACATCTTATGGCTAGCTAAAGTTTCTCCATTCCGTCCTACTAAAAAATTATCCAGAAAAGAATTCGAAAATATTTTTAAAATTGCACGATCTCTAACATGGGCTGATTATGATCTTAAAAAAGGTATTAAATTAAAACTAGTTAGACGTACTGATGTTTTTCCACGAAAATATAAAAGAGATTTTCTAATATATTATGAAGATGAAGATATATATGGTAATAAGATTGAGAAAGAAGAACTATATGAAGGTTCTCAGAAAAGATTTATATTTTGGGTCCCTAAAATTCAAAAATAATCTAACACACTTAGATCCAAATTTTATTTTAAGGAGAACAATATCCCTTTTTGCAGTGTGGTCCATATTCAGATTCAGCACATACACTGTCGCCAGAAAATAGACAATCAGGAACGCGAGGAATAACGATTTTGTTTAGTGCTTCACCAACAGTAAATTTTTCAAAAACTTTCGAACTAAATACTAAATATAAAACTACGGCTAATCCAAGTAACAACATCAGTGATTTTTCCATGATATAATATATAATATATATTATATATTATTTTTTTTTATAATACATTATATTTTTTTTATACATTACTTACTATTTCATAATTATTTTGAATTGTTTTTGACATAAAATTGTTCTCTAAAACAGACAATATGTAAAACGCAAAAAATGTTGAACCAAACATATTATTCAAATTTACAAATAAATACATTATATTACACAAAAATGCATTCAATCCATGATACCTTAGAGACAAATATAATGTTCTTACTGGTCCTATCAATCCTTCCGTAAATATTGGTATGACTGAAAATTGTTTGATTCCGTTCGAATCTATCCTATTTATGGTGTTCTCCATCATACAAAATGATATCGCATATATGAAAAATGCTATTAATAGTTGAAATATCATATATCTATATACATATATAAAATATTGATTTTTTTTTATTTAAACCTTGTTATTATTAAATATCATATATCATACTTATGAACTATAATATTCATCCAGACTGGAACCAATTCTTTGAAGGTCAAGCAAACGTCCTTAATAATATTTTTAATCAAATTGATACACAACCTTACTATCCTCTAAAAAATGACGTCTTTAATGCATTCAAAATTAGTCCAAAAGATATCAAAGTTTGTTTGCTAGGACAAGATCCTTATCAAAATGAAGGTTTAGCGCATGGTCTATCTTTTAGCGTTCCAAATGGAACTAAAATACCTCCATCTTTAATCAACATCTTCAAAGAAATTAATACAGAATATCCAAATAAATATAACTTTACTCATGGCAATTTAGAATTATGGTCCTCAAGAGAAAAAATATTTCTATTAAATGCTGCTTTAACCGTCAAACCAAAATTATCAAATTCTCATGCTAAATTATGGTCCGATTTTACAGATGATGTTATAATTTATTTGTCAAATAATTGTCCGAATATTGTATTTCTCTTATTAGGTAAGTTTGCTGGTTCAAAAGATATATTGATTAATGAAGAAATACATGAAATTATTAAAGGAGTCCATCCATCTCCTCTATCAGCACATAATGGCTTTTTTAATTCTAATATATTTATTAAAGTAGATGATGCATTAACAGGACAAAATAAAAGTCCTATTAATTGGCAAAACTAAAAAAATTGATTTTTTATCATTCTATCAATTATATATAATAAAAGTTAGTATATATAATGACAAGAATATCTATAGCTCACATTCAAAATAAAGTTGAATTGGCAAGACGATTATGGGAATATGCTAAGCCAGCGCCTGTTGATTGTGAATTAACAGAAGAAGAGTTGGAAGAAGCAACGTCTAAATATACAATACATTTAGGATTACGTTTGGTTAAGATAGACATCAGTAAAGATGATGCAGATACATATCTATATGATAAAATAAATGGAAATGGTACATTTAAATTAGTTGTAGATACATATTTTCCAGACCATACAAATGATTTGAATTATTTTTCATTTTCCAATTATACAAGGTACAGAAAATATCATAATCCAATTGAATTGTTATAATTTATATTATTTAATTTTTTTTATTTATAGCTAAGATAATATATATATTATATATTATGGATCTTAATCTTATTTTAAATCAAATTAACGTTCAAATTGAATCTTATGCAAATTCTATTAATGATAATATTAATGCATACGTCCAAGCTCAATCTAATTTTCAAGCAAATTCTCAAATGCCCGATCTTTCTAAATTTGATAGTCTAAAATATGTAGCCGTTCAAACTGCTGATATCTGTAAAAAAGCTATTAGTATTCATGGAGGCGCCGTCATCCAATTTATTCGAGTTCAAACGTATGACATCTGTAAATATGCAATTGAAAATGATCGTATTGGTAATGTTTTACAGTATATTAAAGTTCAAACTGATGAACTCTGTAAGCTTGCAATTAAACTTAATCCAAATAATCTTAGATATGTTCGAAACAATGCTTTTGACATTTATACTCATGCCATTGAAAATAGTGTTAAAGCATTAAAATTTATTGACGTTCAAACTGAAGAAATTTGTAAATTTGCTCTAAATCAATGCTCTCACGCTATACAATATATAAATGAAAAATCACAGACTGAAGAAATATGCAAGTTTGCGGTTCAGCTTAATGGATATAACTTACAATTCATTGAAGTACAAACTGAAGAAATTTGTAAATTAGCTGTTTCAGAAAATGGTCTTGCTCTTAAATTTGTTAAAATTCAAACAGACGAATTGTGTAAAATTGCTGTTTCAAATAACGGTCAAGCTCTCAAATATGTAAGAAATCAAACAGATGATATTTGTAAAATTGCTGTTTCTAATGATGGTTTGGCTTTAGATCATGTTATTAGACAAACAGATGAACTATGTAAATTAGCAATTGAAAATAATTGTTGTGCGATTAAATTTGTTAGAGTGCAAACTGATGAATTATGTAGATTATCTATTGAAAAAGATAATAAGTTAGAAGTAGTGAATGTGTCAAGATTTATTAGAAATCCGTCATATGATATATGTGTGATGTTAATTGAAAAATATAAAAATTGTTTCAATCGTAATAAATTTTTAGAGAAAGAATTAAATAGTTTTGAGTCGGAACTATTAGATGGCTTACACGTTCAAACAGATGATATTTGTAAGTTGGCAGTTGATTCAAATCCATATTGTATTAATTTTGTTAGAGTGCAGACAGAAGAGATATGTCAGATGGCAGTTAAAAAGTTTCCTTTTTCAATTAAATATGTTTTTAATCCATCGTATGAAGTTTGTAGAACAGCCATTCTTCAAGAACCAGAAACAATCCAATATATTGAAAATCAAGATGAAACTTTATGTAAAATTGCTGTTAATTTAGATGGAGAGGTTTTACAGTACATTAAAGTTCAAACAGAAGATATTTGTAAATTAGCAAT